CAGGAAGTTTAGCAGACAGAGCTATCAAAGACTCTGCTCAATACAAAATGGATCAGCAAGGTGTAAAATCTTTATTGGATGAAGACTATGTACCACCAAAGACAACTACACTAGATGAAGATGAAATTGCAGACATAGGCGCAAGAGGTTACAGTGCTGTGCAAGAAGGAAAACGAAGAGCTGTTATAAGACAGATATTATTAAAAGATACACGAATTGATTTACCAGAGAATGTTAGAAACAGTTTAAAAAACTACGATGATTTAAGAGGCGGCGGTGATCAAAACATGGATCCGTTAAAAGTTTTTGAAAATTATTACGAAAGAGACAATGAAGCTTTAGGCACACTAGATGGTATTATTGATACAGCTCAAAACGAATTTAAAGCAGCAGATGAATTTTTAGCTGCTGAAAATAATTTTAAAGTTAAAAAACCTATGGTCAGAGAATCTCTAGACGACGAGGCAGTTGAGATGGAAGAGACAAAAGATCTTGGCGAAAGATTAGAAGATTTACCAGATGACATTGATCCAGATGCTTTAGCTGAAGGTGGCAGACCTGGCTTTGCAGGTGGAGGAATAAAATTTCTTAAAGAAATGATTAATAAAAAATTTGGCAAAGATACCATTAAGACTGCAGATGAAGTTAAAGTCACAGATGAAATGTTATTTGAAAGAGACAAAAGAAGACTTTTAGAAGAGTTACAAGATTACAAAGATATCGCTCCTAAGTTTTATCAAAGAATGGAACTTAAAATAAAATATCCTGGTATTTCAGATGAGCTGATTGCAAAGATAATGGCTGATGACGATCCACAAAGAATTGCAGAGGTTATGGCAACTATGGATGAAGCATTTAAAATGATGGACAAAGGCTTAGAAGATTTACCAGATGATATTGATCCAGATGCTTTAGCTGAAGGTGGTAGACCTGGTAAAGGTGTAGACTATTTATTGGGGTTATAATATGGCCTCAGAACTTCTTAAAAACAAAGCACTCATACAAAGATTAAAAGAACCAGAGGTTCCTGTTGTTAAATTTAATTTAGGAGAAACAGGCTTTGAAGAATTAATTACATTACCAGAACCCAAGCCGCAAGAACTTTTAGATATTCAAGAAGACGTTAGAATACAAAGACAACAAGATACAATGGACAAAGCTCGTCCTTTCTTGATGGATGAGTCTATAGATTTTATTGAGAGAGAAGAAAAAGCCATTGGTGGTGGTTTGATAGAAGGAACAGATTTAGGAACTAGAGAAGGGTTTCAAGAACTTTTTACTAGAAAAGGATTTAGTTTAGCAAAAGCAAAAAGATACGAAGAAAATAAACAAAAGTGGATGAAAGCAAATAATGCTACAGAAGAAGACTTTAATAAATTAGGTAAAAATACAAAAGCTAGAATTAGATCAACAGGAAATATTTATTTAGCGTCAGACTTAGAAAATCCTAAAGATTTTAATGTTAAAAGAAGAGATAAAAATAGAAAAAAAGCAGTTGATATAATTGTTAAAGATATGAAAGAATTTTATAAAACTGCTTTGCCAGGTGAAAAATATATTTTACCTAAAAGTTTAAGATCAATAGTTAATATAGACAATAAGACAGTAAAAATTCCTGGTAATCCAGAAACTTTAGAAAAGTATTTAATAAATGATTTAAAAGAAGCGACTGATTTAGAATTTGAAAGAGCAGGAGATCCAGGGGTAAAGAATGTTCCAAGAACATCTACTAGTTTAACAAAAGAGCAAAGAGATTATTATAGAAAAAACTATAACAAGAAATCTATGTCCGATATAACAAGACACTTCATAGGAGAAGGAGTTGGAACTACTAGTTTAAAATATGTTAATCTTTATGAAAAATTTAAAAGATTTAGAAGAGATCTATTAAATTTTAAAGCTATTAAAGAAGAAGATATTGTTAAGGTAGACCCTAAAAAATATAGCAGTGATAAAGTAGCAAAAAGAGTAGCTCAAGATCTTAGAAATGAAATTTTAGCTGATTTAGGTGTCTCAGGACAAGAGAATAAGTTAAATAGGATACAAAGAGAAATAGCAGAAGAACTATATAAACCCTCTTCTTTTTTAAAAGATAAATTAGGTAGAACTTATGTTCCATTCGATTTAGCTCATAGAGCTGGGTACGATCAATTTCAAAAACTAGGAGCTAACTATAGCATATCTACTTTGGGACCAGATCTACCTGAAGCAAACAGAGAATTAGTAAAACCAATAGAAAATAAATTAAAACCTTTTTATGAAGAACAAGTAAAACTATTTAATAAAGGTAAAAAAAATTTAACAAAAGACCTTAGTAAAAAAATCGATGCAAACAATAATAAGATAGCTGAGATAATAGCGTCAGAAGTAGAAACTAATCCTAAAATACAAGGTAGAATGTTAGGAGTTCAAGTTGATCCATATAATTTAAAAGTTGGTACAACACCTGTTGATTATACAAAATCTGTAGATTTAGGAATATTGGACGTAGCTAAAATTGGAACTACAGGATTAGATTCAAAAGTTAAAGCCGATATAATAGCTAGAAACTATAAAGAATTAATAAAAAATATTGGACAAGAACAAGGTTTTTTAAAGAAAAAATTTATAATACCTACGGAAGAATCAGGCCAGAAAAAACTAACTGCTCTTCAACAACTTGCTTCTGGTAAGAATGTTGGCTTTGACCCGATCCTCGCAACTAGAGCTGGTTTCGAAGAATTTGTAAAACCTGCAGCCAAGATAGGAGCAAGGGGAGCCGCTGGTGCAGCAGACTTATTGTTGTCAGCAGGAGCAGGGCCAATAGGTTTAGGTGTTGGAGCTTTGATTGAAACAGGCCAAGCGATGCCAGAGCTTACAAGAGGAAATATTAAAGAGGCAGGCAGAAGAACAATTATAGGAAGTTTGCTTCCTGAGTCATTAGTTGGCTCTATGAGAGGTGATTTACTACAATTAGCAAATACACCAGAAGAAAAAATTGCAATGCAAAATTTTATTGATTTTGAAAAAGATAGAGAAAAATATGAGTCTAGAGTTAAAAATTTAAGATACTTAGAAGAGAATCCGTTTGAAGCAGAAGGCATAGATCTAAGTATGTTACAAAACAAAGTGCTCGAACAGAGAGCGGATCTAGAAGAAAGAGCGCCTAAAGTTTTTTTTAAAGAGTTTGCACAAGAAATACTTCCAACTTTAGTGCGAAGATTAGATGCACAGAATGTTGAAAACTTAGAAGGTGTTTTAGGTTCAATTGTTGGAAGAAGAGAAATAGATGATAGAGACGATATTATACAAGACATAGGTAAACAAGTAGTAACAGAAGAGGAACCTTTTTACGGACAAGCTCCTGTTCAAATGTCTCCAGAGGAACTAGATGAGATATATGAAAGTGGAATTATGGCCATGGCAAACGGAGGACGAATAGGTTTTGCCGATGGACCCGATGACCCAAGCAAAAGAACTTTTATGAAAATCATGGCTGGAATTGCATCATTACCTATTTTAGGTAAATTTTTTAAAGGTGCTAACGTAGCTAAAAAAGTTGTTCCTTTAACAAACACAACAACAACCATGCCTGAGTGGTTCCCTCAGTTTGTAGAAAAAGCTTTAACAAAAGGAGTGCAAACAAAAATTGATGCAGATCTTATAGAAGTAAAAATACCAGAATTACCTAATGTTAAAATGGAAGTTAGAACTGATGGTCAAGTTAGAGTTGAAGGTAAGAATGGATATGGTGAACCTTATGAAATAGATTACACACCTCCTGGCTATGAAATTATTGATGAGACAACAGGTAAGGCTGTAAAAACACAAGGAGAGTTTCAAGCTAACGATACTGTTTATAGACGAGTTGGACCAGAGGGCGATGACTTTGATGTTGATTTTGAAGTTGTAGATGACGTAGAACAAATATTAGGAGGAGACTCTACAAAATTAGAGGGCTTTGCTAAAGGAACAAAAGAAGACAAATATACAATAGGTCAAAGAAATATTGATGCAGCTGAGGCAACACAAGAGAGAGCTGATGTTTTTGAAGGTCCTGATATAGATATGAGTGACTATGAAGACTAAGCTAACAACCACGATACCACCTAAATCAGGTCCTCAGTCTGAGGGCTTGCTTATTAACTACAATACTGTTAAACCTGTAAAATTGGAGAAAATAAATGGCAGACATAGACAAGTCTCTTCCAAACGTAGAGCAAGAGATAAAAATACCATCACCTGAAGAAATAGAAGTTGCTCAACAAGAAGAGCAAGAAAAAATTTCTGAAGAAGGTGGACCAGTAGAAGTTACAGAAAACGAAGATGGATCTGTAGATGTAAACTATGATCCGTCAATAGGATCTGTTGAAGGTGGAGAAGAACACTATGCTAACTTAGCAGAACATTTACCTGATGATGTATTAGGAAGATTAGGAACATCATTATATCAAAATTATCAAGACTATAAAAATTCTAGAAAAGATTGGGAGAGGGGTTACAGAGAAGGTTTAGATTTATTAGGTTTTAAATACGATAACAGAACAGAGCCCTTTCAAGGTGCATCAGGTGCAACTCACCCAGTATTAGCTGAAGCTGTCACACAGTTTCAAGCGTTGGCGTACAAAGAATTATTACCAGCTAACGGTCCAGTTAGAACACAAATTTTAGGTGTACCAACACCAGAAAAAGAACAACAATCACAAAGAGTAAAAGATTTCATGAACTATCAAATCATGGAAAAAATGAAAGACTATGAACCAGATTTTGATTCTATGTTATTTCATTTACCTTTAGCAGGATCTGCTTTTAAAAAGGTATACTACGACGAAGCAAGTTCAATGGCTTGCTCTAAATTTGTTCCCGCAGATGATTTGATTGTGCCGTACACAGCTACCTCATTAGATGATGCGGAGTCAATCATTCATCGGGTTCAAATATCTGAAAACGAATTAAGAAAACAACAAGTGGGTGGTTTCTATAGAGATGTAGATTTAAAACCAGGACCTGTAAACGAAACAGAAGTTGAAAGAAAAGAACGAGAGCTTGAAGGTGCAAGCAAAGGTAGAGACGAAGATGTATTTAATTTATTAGAGTGCCATGTAAATTTAGACTTGGAAGGTTTTGAAGATATGGGCGGAGATGGTGAACCGACAGGAATTAAACTTCCGTACGTTGTGACACTTGAAGAAAATTCTAGAGAAGTTTTATCAATTAAAAGAAATTATGAAGTAGGTGATCCACTAAGAAAAAAAGTAGATTACTTCGTGCACTTTAAATTTTTACCAGGGCTTGGTTTTTATGGTTTTGGTTTAATACATATGATTGGTGGATTATCAAGAACAGCTACAGCTGCATTACGACAACTATTAGACGCAGGAACTTTATCTAACTTACCTGCAGGATTTAAACAAAGAGGTATTAGAATTAGAGATGACGCTCAAAGCATTCAACCAGGAGAATTTAGAGATGTGGATGCACCAGGAGGAAACATCAGAGATTCATTCATGATGTTACCATTTAAAGAGCCGTCACAAACTCTCTTACAACTTATGGGCGTCGTAGTATCTGCAGGTCAAAGATT